CCAGATCATCTCTTCGTGTCTAGTGATGTTTTCCAGCAATTGGGAACGCTTTCGGATACTTCGGACAGACCGTTATTTCCACAGGTCGGCCCGATGAATGCGTTCGGAACAATGAACGCCGCCTCACGCGAATCCATCGTCTTCGGGCTTCGCCTCGTAGTGGACACCAACTTCGCAGCAAAGACCACGATTGTGGGCGCGGCCGCCACTGGAGCCTTCCGCTGTTATGAGCAACAAAAGGGCGCAATTGTTGCAGACATTGGTTCGGGAGCATCAACGCTCTCACGCGATGTGGCTTTCAGGGGGTACTTTGCGCCGATAATGGTTGACGCGAACCAGTTCATGAAGATCCCACAAGCCTGATCCCACTGAGATTCTGAGAGCCTGAACCATGTCCACATTCACCGTCACACATCAGCAGATCACTGACAATGTGTGCGTGGTTCAGACTCTCGAGTCCACCGACATTCTTGTCGGACAAGAGATCACACTTTCAGGATGCGACGCGACCATCAACGGTTCTCATATTGTCTTTCAGATTCCGATCTACTACTTCACCGGAGTGAACGCTTCAGGCGATTATCTGTTCAACGATCAGATCCTCTTTACCAATCAGATCCTCTTTCAACTCATTGCCGCCAACATTGAGCGCGAGGCCGTTGATCCTGTCGGATCACTGGTGTGGACAACACCAACCGAATGTCAATGGGGGTCGGTCGGCGACCTCACCGAGTTTCTCGGGATCGCGGGCGCAACTGCGAACGACACCGCATTCATGACCACCTCAGTTAATGCCAGTAATGCTTACTGTTTTAAGCGAAGGTCTCAAGCGGGATACAAGGACGATTTAGTCAATGTTCCAGATGCGGCCGTTCTCTCGGGCGTTGTGTTGATGGCGGCTTCGTTGTATCGCGAAAGGGGAAGTTTGGACTCCTACAATTCGTTCCAAGATATGACGATCTCCGCACCAGTGGCATCCATGGGGCGCATAAACTCACTTCTCGGAATCAAGAGAGCGCAAGTGGCATGAGATGGCGGGCCTCTTCACGGACTCAATCAACGCGGTCTCGGCATCCCTCAGCGCGCTCGGTCTTGTACCAGTCACCGATCCGCGAAATGCGCGACCTCTCACAGTATTCGTTGAACTTCCCACATTCACAAACTGGTCAAGCAAGATCGCCGATGTCACCATCACACTTCGAGTGCTCGGGGCTCCCCCCGGCAACCAAGACACAACCGACTACATTCTCGGAATCGTGGATCAGATAATGGATTCAGAGATAGCAGTGATCTCGGGCCAGCCGACAGTCGCCCAGATCGGTTCAGCAGAACTTCCCGCATACGACCTACTTATCAAAATCAGTGCAGCGCGCTGACCAAACCAAAAGGAAACTAACATGGCTATCATCTATCAAGGCGACGCAGAGATTGAAATCGGATCAACAAGCATCGCGCTCAATTGCAATAATGTCACTATAGAACTCGGTCAGGATGGCCTTGACGCATCCGTCATGGGCGACACAGGCCGCAAAATGGTTGGCGGTCTTGAGACTGTTTCTGTTTCGGCGACCGTGTTTCTTGAGTACGGCAACAGTTCGGTGGAGGCTTTAATTTACGCCGAAGTAGGACAAGGCGACACCACTTTGGTGATCCGACCAAGTTCGGCAGTAGTCGGAGTTGGGAACCCAGAGTTCACCATATCCAATTGTTTCGTGGCCTCATATAGCCCCGTATCTACGACGGTTGGAGACCTCAGCACCTTCACTTTTTCGGCGACTGCCGGAACATGGGTTCGCGCAACCTCCTGACCTTGAAAGGTTCCCGACATGATTGGCATGACTCTCAAAGTAGAGATGCTCAGTGGAGAGATCCACGAAGCACCAGTGACCTACGGTGTGGCGGCGCGTTGGGAAGACCAACACCCGCTCACATCGGTCTCCAAGTTCTTGGATGACATGAAGTTCAAGCAGTTGGCATGGCTCGCGTGGGATGCAGTGCGCTCAAGCGGAGTCGTGGTTGAAGTGTTCACCAAGTGGCTAGACAAAGTAGGAGACATCACCTTCATCCCAAAAGCGGAGGCAAAGTCGGAAGGGCCACCAACCTGATCGCGCAGTTGGCGGTAAGGACTGGGATCAGCCCGTTGGATCTGATGGAGACACCGCCAAACATTATTGATGAGATGATCCGTCTCATCGTTGAGCAGAACGAGAAGAAGTAGATGGCACTGGAAACAAAAGGATTCGCTGAGACAATGCGAGACCTCGGCAAAATTCAACCTGCGATGAAGCGGGCAGTCATCAAGGACATTCGAGGCATCGTGAAGCCCGTGGTTGATATCATCAACGCTCGCATCCCATCGGTGGCTCCGCTATCTGGCATGAACCACAACGGCCGCACAGGGTGGAGCAATGTGAAGAAGGTCGCAGTCAAGGTTGATCTACGCGCTCCTCGCAGTTCACCCGGCGCAGGCACACAAGGAGCACAACCGATGTCTCTTGTCAGGATCATCACCAAGGGCGCGCCAGTCGCCATTGTGGACATGGCTGGCAAAGGTGGCGGGCTGAAGTCACGCCGAGAGTCTAAGTATCAGAGACCGAACTTTGCGTCAGCGTTGGATCGCCTCGCCAGCCCGTCGCGCTTTATGTGGAAAGACATTGAGCAATCCATCGGATTGATTGAGAACCGACTCCAGAAGACCGTTGATGACGCGGTGTACGCCGCTAACAAAGAATTAATGAAGGTGCGCTGATGGCAATCAGAATCCCAGTTTTGACAGAGTTCTCGGACAAAGGACTCAAGTCGGCGAAGGCGGCGTTTGCCAATTTCAAGACTGATGTAAATGCGGCCAGTGGCGCGATGGGCAAGTTTAAGGCTGGATCTAACGCGGCTCTCGGCGCGGTGAAGGCGAACGCTGGAGCGTTGGCGATGGCTGGAGGTGCGGCCATCGCAGGCTTCGCAATCAAGGCCATGAACGCTTTTGAGGATCTCGCCATCGCTTCAGGGAAGTTCGCTGACGCGACAGGGCTATCCGTTGAAGAGGCTTCACGGTTCATTGAAGTCGGCGGCGACATCGGCATTGAGGCTGGAACCATTGAGACTGCGATCGGCAAAGTGAACAAGGTGCTCGGTCTCACTCCTGAACTGTTTAAGCAGTTAGGCGTGGAAGTTGTCCGCTCGAGCGGCGGTGTCACTGATGTGAACGCAACCTTCCTCAATGTGATCCAACGGTTGAAGGACATTAAAGATCCAGCGCAACGCGCCGCGACCGCTTCCCAGTTACTTGGCAAGGGCTGGCAAAGTATGGCCGAGATGATCGCCATGGGATCGGACTCAATCACCAAGTCATTGGATGAAGTCGCCAACGCGAAAGTGATTACCGCCGACGAACTTCTGCGGGCGAAAGAACTGCGCGCCGCCAAAGATCGTTGGGGCGATATGTGGGAAAGTTTCGTCATTATTTCTGGTCAAGGAATTGCTCAAATTGGGTTAGAAATAGACAAAGGTTTAAGTTCTCCTTCAGGCTTCGCCGACATGACTCTAAAGGCGTTAGGCAAGGGAGAAAGTTGGGAGTCCATTGTTGCCAAATTCCCTGAGTTAGATCAAAGCATAAAGACGGTAACTCAAGACACTTCTCGTCTTGCTGATATGTATGCAGGCGCGTACGGCCCACGAATCAAAGAAGCGCGAGATGCAACTGCGGCTCTCACTGAAGAGTTGCTCGGTCAAGAAGATGGTGTTGCCAAACTGACCACCGAATGGCAGACCTTGCTTGGAACTTTGGACACTCGAGAAGCGTTTGACAACCTTGAAGAATCGCTCGGAGCAGTCTTTGAAGCAGGTGTAAAAGCGTTTGGAGGTTCCGCTGAAGCAATCCGCAAGTTCAACGCTGAACAGAAGAACGCCATTGATCAGATCGCCGACCTTGCCACCGCGCTAGATCTGACTTTCGGCGAACAGAACCGACTCAAAATCTTTGTGGACAGTGGAGACTTGCGCGCCGCTGGTGACTATCTCAAAACTTTGGCGACAGGCTTTGGCGTGGATCTCGGCTTCGGTATCGGTATCGCTGGAGCGCGTGCGTCTGGTGGCCCAGTTTCGGGCGGGAGTTCATACATTGTGGGCGAGCGCGGCCCTGAGATCTTTACACCGTCAGGCAGTGGAATGATCAACGCAAATGGGGCTGGTGGCACAACGAATGTCACGGTTAATGTTCAAGGCGCAGACCCGAACGCAGTCGTCAGCGCGTTACAACGCTATGTCCGCACTTCAGGCCCAGTGCCAGTGAACATTCGAGCGATGTAATGGCAAAACTGACATGGAAGGTCGTGCAAAATCTTTCAGACATCACCAGTCTGGTGAGATCTATTGACTTTACAATTGGACGCTCTAACGCAGTGTCCGCTTACGGCCCTAACTACTTGTCTTTTACAATGACAAACACAAGCAATGACGCAGTTCCACAAGTTCAAGATCAAATCTTTGTTTCTGTCAAAGGTTCGGGTGCTTACCAACAAGCCTTCTCTGGCAGAGTGACGCAACGAAACTTTAACGATGGGCCCGGTACAGCATTAAACAGCACTTGCACAATTGTCGTCACTGATACAATTGAAGCCCTCGGAACTTTAGACGACACAAACTTCTCGGAGGTTAATAGCACAAATGTGCTCAATGTTTTAAGTTCCTCAAGTTACTACGGCAGTCTGACTGGTTCAACCAATTTTGGGATGTCATGTGATTCTGGTCTAAACGGTTTAACCTTAGCAAACTCGGTTATTGCTGGTGATGGTGGCGTAGTCAGTAGAACTTCTTACAATAGGCCGTCTGACTTTCCTGCGTTAATAAGAACGGCGATCACTTTTGGGCGTACAACATCGGCGACACAGATCGGATATGAAACTTTTATTAGGACAGAAGGTTCAAGCAACGGAACATTCTTTACTGCGGCGACGGTCACCGATTATTTCACGACAACTTCAGCGGCCGCACTCACAGACATTGTGCTCTATTACGGCCTCCGCTATTTAACTGTCACAACATCAAACCAAAACACCTCCACAAATGCTGATTGGTATGCCAATGTGTTTAGCGATCCGACTGTCGCAACTCTTGACTTCTCTTGGACAGATGTCGCACAAAACTCGGCGGCCTTAGATCTAACTATTGTTAATCTTTTTCAGTTCGGCCCCGGATTCTTCCAAGCAAGTTATACGCCACCGGGAGGCGCATCGGAATCGGCTTATTATTGGAACGAGCAACTCTCGGTGTCTGCCACACCCGAACAGACAACGGTCTCCATGCTTATGACACCAGCGAATCAGTATGGCAGGTTTATATTAGATAACGCCGTGTTCGGCGTTTTAGACACTTCGCGCCTCGGCGTGAGTTAGGATCAAATTATGGCTACGCAATGGACTGCTGGAACTGCTTCCGGGCAGATATTGACCGCTGCAACTATGAACACGATTGGGGCAGCTTGGGAGACATACACCCCAACCCTGACACAAGGCACTTCAGTTGGTAAAACAGTCAACTACGCCAAATATTGTCAAGTTCAAAAAACAGTTTTTCTTCAAGTAATGCTGACTTGCACAGGTGCTGGACTAGGTGGAACTATATCTGTTTCGTTTCCTAGTGGATTAGTGCCTGTCAACATAAACAGCACAAGAGTGATTGGAACATTTTTTATTCACGATTCAACTACGGCGCTTTATCAGGGTTCGGCGATGGCCTCGTCACCGTGCACAGGTTATGGATACGGTTCAACCAACAACATGGGGGCGAACACACCTACAATGACTTTAGCGACTAACGATCAAGTCTCAATCGCAGTCAGTTACGAGGTGGCATGATGGTTACGGCAACTTGCGAAACAAAAGATTGCTCCCAGTACGACATTGAAGAGTTCGTGTGCGGTGACCCGTCACCGATCTACTGCGGAGGATGCGGGAACCCTTGTGAACTGTCAGAGCCATACCCTGACCCGCCAGAACCACCAATGTTCCCAGTATGAACATCACAAACCCACCAAAAGCGTTGATTGTTCTTGTCGCCA